GCTTGTAATATCAGCTTTAAAGAAGCGATAATAATATGTCTCACACTGATCTCCTGTTGGAAGCTTTTTGAAAATGTCATTAAACGCTGTCTGCATTTCATCTGACAGATGCTCTCTTTCCGGGGACATTGAAAATGCATATCCTTTTACAGAGTTGCTTGCATTTTTCATGTTTACATACTGTGTGCTTTCTGTGTTAGGTCCCCAGTCTTCTGTAAGCTCTGTGAAACCGTCACCCATTTCAGCAAGCTTTTCACTTTTTCCACCCATAAGGCTTCCAATATCCAAAAGTGAGACCATGTTAGTTCTGTCTTTTGCCATGAGTATTCCTCCTATTTTTTATAAAAATATTTAAGCTGCATATTAATTGCTAATTCTGTTGTTTTTCCATCTGCTGTACCGCAAAATACATCCGATGTGCGGTTGATTTGTTCTACAACAAAATTTTTATCTTTTAATGTAAATTCTCCACTCTCAAGAAACTTTGCAATATTTTCAAGCAGATTGCTTGCTGCAATATTATCCTTGTTTGTTGTTGGATTGCTTTTGTATACAATCTGGAACGTCATTTGTCCGACATAAGAACCGCTGACATATTTTTTCAAATAAACAGGATCCTGCGCCGGAAAAACTCCAATAGACTGAGTATCTTTTATGCTGTTCCATAAGATTGTTGAATTTGATGGTTTGAAACCGGAAGGGAAATCCGGATAACTATTTATCATATCAAGGATAGCTCTTTGTGCCGTTTCTGCATCTGATACAAGCATTATTTTTGGCTTTTCATCCAAATCATTTACCTCCAATCTCAAACCTTGGTATAAGGCTGTAAACACCGATAGTATTCACTTTGTAGCAATTCCCCTTTTCATTTACCATGTACTGGAAGAATTTACCTGGATAATCGTCTGAATTAATTAATCCAACCGGCAATTCCCTATCAATGAGAAGTTCATCTTTTTTTGCAATCACTACGAAGTCAAAATCATTACTTCTTAAAGTGAAATGCTTTAACTTTTCTTCTTCGCTCATGTTCTCCCAGTCTGGCGGATTAGCATAATTCAATGTGCCGTCATTCGGGATTTTTACAAGAAAACTATCTGCATCTTTCATTCCAGATTTGCTTATGTTCTCTGCCTGTGTAAGCTCAATTCTTACATTTTCAAATAGCGTACCGAAATAATATTCAGTTTCTAAAGTGTCGTTGTAATGCCTGTTATATAAAACCACGGCATCTTTATATCCGATTCCCATAATCTAAACTCCCATGTACAAAAGGTTTTCATGCCTTGAATCAACCATTCCGGTTAGGTAATTTGATGCAATATCATAGCACTTTCTATTAAGTTCCATTTCTGATTTTGCAAGCTCTACAAATGTCGAAGAAGATGCTCCAGCATCATAAGATACTGATTCACTTCCAGAAGTCATGCTCTTAATCATTTTCCCTTTTACAGTTCCGTCCGTATTTGCAATAACACCAAAGTTATTAACTGCCGCAGAGTACTCAGATACATTCTT